GCCACCGAATTGATCGGGCGCGAACGTCCGCTTGTTTCGCGCGCGCTGACGCGCGTTGGCTTGTCGGCGTTCCCGCCGGCGCGTATCGGCGCTGACGCGGCGCAATTGGCGTTGGCCAACACTCTCCGACCCAGAGTGCAGCAACAGTTGGCAGAAGCCGCTGTCAGCGGCCCGAACGCGCTGGCGCTGGTGAACCAGTACCCGACGTCGCTGCGAATGTCAGAGGCGGTCAGCAACCTGTCGCCAGGTATGCGGAACGCCCTCGCGCAACTGCTGCGTAGCGGCACCATGAATTACAATCAGTGAGGCGCTGACGTGACGACCATCGACCAGACCGAAGCGCGGCTGAACACGCATGAGGAAGTGTGCGCTCTGCGCTATGACGGCATCAGCGCCCGCCTGAAACGCTTGGAAAATATCGGCGTGGGCGTGGCTGGTACGATCATCATGCTGCTGGTCACTATCGTAATGAAGATCGGCTAACCACCGCGGTCTGAAAGACTGCTTTGAGGGTGATGTATGGCAGTCAATCAGTACGACGTTGATCCAGAAGAAGATGCTAAAATAGCGGCTGCTGCGGTCGAGCATGGCAGCCAGAACATGGCCGCCGTTGCCTTGCAGATGAGCCGTAGTGCGGTGCAGAACGCCTGCCGCCGTCATGCGGCGCGGACAGCCGCTGTTCTATCTCTCGACACGCCCAAGGCAGACCCACTGCCGCCGTTTGATCTGCCGTTTGCAGAGCGGCTGGCGCTGATGAAGAAGCGCAACGCGCTGCGGATCGCACACGCGCAGGCGCAAGCCTGGCAGACCGTGCGGATACCGATCAAAGGGCCATACGCCATCTGCTGGTTCGGCGATCCGCACCTCGACGATCCGTACTGCGATCTGGTCGGCTTTGAGCGTGACGCCACCATCTGCGCTGAAACCCAAGGGCTGTACGGTGCCAACGGTGGGGATAGCATCAACAACTGGGTGGGCAAGTTGGAACGCCTGTACGGCGAACAATCGGCCACGGTGTCAGAGGGCTGGGAACTGGTCGAGTGGGCGCTGAAGCATCTGGGCGTCAACTGGCTGGTGTGGATTCTGGGCAACCATGATACGTGGAACTACGGCAAAAGAATCTTCGACGGCATGAACACCGAACGCATCCTGATGCGCGATTGGGACGCCAAGCTGCAACTCGTCTCGCCGTGCGGCGGTATCACCCGGGTCTGGGCGCGGCACGACTTCAAAGGCCACTCGATGTACAACGAGTTGCACGGCCTGAAGCGGGCGGCGATGATCGACGAACACGCCGACATCTACGCTGCGTTCCACCGGCACACGTTCGGCACCGGCCAAGGCGAGTTTGCCGGCGGGCGGCGCTACACGCTGGTGCGCGCCAAGGGCTACAAGGAGAGCGACGACTACGCGCTGAAGGGTCAGTTTGCGGAACAACGCAGCGGGCAGTCAGTGGTCACGGTCATCACGCCGCACAACCTGTATGCGCCGGAGATCAGCGTGTTTGAGAATGTTCAGGAAGGCGCGGACTTCCTGACGTACAAGCGCAGAAAGGCTGGGTTGTGACGGCACCTCTCCCTCGCTGGATGAAAACCGCTATGCTGTTTCGCGGGTTAAGGGAAGTCCCCGGCCCGCGCCATAACCCTACGATCTTGGGCTGGCTGGGATCACTTCGGGCATGGTGGCGCGATGATGAGACGCCGTGGTGCGGTGTGTTCGTCGCATATTGCATGAAAGAGTCGGGCCTGCCCTATCCCAAGCTGTATATGCGGGCGAAAGCATGGTCGGACTACGGTGCGCTGCTGCGGCCCGACTTGCTCGCGCCGGGCGCGATCCTTGTCTTTGATCGGGCGGGCGGTGGCCACGTTGGGTTCTACGCTGGCGAGGATGCTGGGCACTACTTTGTGCTTGGTGGTAACCAGAACAACGAGGTCAGCGTGATGAAGCTGGGCAAGTCGCGGTTAGTTGCGTCACGTTGGCCAAAGGGCGAGCCTGTGCTAGGTAAGCCTGTGCAAATGAAGATTGGAAACCTTTCCACTAACGAGCAATAGGAGGCTCATATGTCTATCGTGCATTTTATCCTGAAACGCTTGAAAGAGCCAAGCACCTACGCCGGCGTCGCCAGCCTCGCGCTGGCGCTGGGCCTGACGGACGTGCAGTGGGAAGCGATTTCGGCTGCGGTTGCCGGTCTGGCTGGGCTTGCCGCCGTGTTCCTGATGGAAAAGCCGGAGGCGTGATCAAACTTCTGACGCTCTTGCTGTCGCTGCTCGACCGGGTGTTCACCGAATGGGGAAACGCCAAGCAGCAGGCGCAAGGGCGTCAGGACGCGCAGGAGCAACTTGATGCAAATGTTGCCAAGGCTGAAGCCGCTATGGACGCTGACGATCCCGCTCGTCTTGACCGGCTGCGTGACAGGTTCGACCGCGCTCGTCGGTGACTACTGCCGCATTGCCAAACCTATTGGTTATGATAGCCGGACCGACACCGCCGAGACGGTGAAAGAGATCGAAGCCCACAACTCTACGTGGGCTTGTGTGTGCGAAGCAGACTGTCCCGCCAGCGCAGCAAATACCAAATCGCCTTATTGATCTCCTGCACCGGGGCGTCCTTGTGACCCAATCTGCTGACGTATTTCAGCGCGTTGCCGCGGCAATAGCCGGCAAACTCCTCCGGCGATAGCTTGGCCTGCAGGTAGTCAATCGTCTCGATGCCGCCGACCTTGTAGTGGTCGGGATTGACTGCGTCCGTCATGCGCCCAGCCTCGCCATCAGTTCGGCACGCTCCCGCGCGTTACGCAGCATGGCGTACCGCTGGTGCAGGCGGCGCACGATCCCGATGCGGCGGCGCGTTGCCATCTCGTCGTCCAGCAAACGCTTGACCTCGTCCTCTGACATGGACGTGAGCGTCGCGGCCAGCGACCGCCAATCAACCTTGTTCATTCTTCAACTCCTTCATCGCTATGTCTGACACGGCGCGTTTTTCGTGAAGGGCCGCCCAAATGCGTTCGTCAATCGTTTTTTCGGTCAGCATCACGTAGACCCACACCGCATGGCGCTGACCGCCGCGGTGCAGCCGTCCGATTGCCTGCTCGTACAGTTCCAGCGACCACGGCAGCGACAGGAACACCATATGTTGTTGGCCCTGTAAGTTAAGGCCGTGCGATGCGCTTTTAGGGTGTGTGACCAACAATTCAATTTCCCCACGGTTCCACCGCTCCACGGCGTTTTCGTCGTCTAGTGTCTGCAAATTAGGATACCGCCGCCGCAGTTCGGCCAATTCCTCCTGGTAGTTGTACCATACGAGCGTGTTAGCCCGCTGGTTCTCCGCCAGCAGTTCTTCCAGCCGGTCGAACTTGTGGCTGCTGAACCAATGCACCGGCAGCGGCCCCTCGCGGTTGTAGACGAACCCCGACGCCATCTGTTGCAACTTGGTCGTCACCGACGCGGCGTTCTGGGCGATGACGCGGTCGTCGCCGAACTTGACCACGTAGTCGCGCTTCATCTTCTCGTATGGCCCGCGATCCGTGAGGTTGACCCGCGTCTCAACGACATGGCACGGCGGCAGCTTGTCCTTGTAGTCGCCTGGGTCAAGCACGAACGTTGCTGGCTTGATCCGCTCCATCACCTGTTCCAACGCGCCGGGTGCCGGCGTCCACTGGCCGAACTCGCGGTTGGTGCAGATGAAGTACTGCTGGAGGAACGCACCCTTGGCGCGGCCCAGCAAGCCTTGGTCGATGATCTTGCACTGACCGAACACATCCTCAAGGCCGTTCGACGTGAACGACCCGGTCAGACCCCACCGTATTGCCATCGTAGACATAAGTTTCTCCAGTGCTTTGAACCGCTTGCCGCTGGGGTTCTTCAGCCGCGTCAATTCGTCAAACACGACGCCGTCAAATCCTGACAAATCTTTGAGCTTATCAAGGTTGTCGTAATTGATCACGACCACAGCCGCGCCACTGTCAAGCGCCGCTTTACGCTGCGCCGGGGTGCCAACCGCCAGCGCCGGCGTGATGTTAGACCACTTCGGGGCTTCGACCGGCCACACGTCCGTACAGACACGCTTGGGCGCGACCACCAGCCACCGCTTGACCAGACCGTCGTTCAGCATCGCCTGCATGGCTGTGAGCGTGATCGCGGTCTTGCCAGCGCCCACCGGCGCCAAGATCATCGCCCGGTCGCGCTCGTACAGAAAGTCGGCGGCGTCGTCCTGGTAGGGGCGCAGTCTCAAGGCCATGCGTTCACGTCCTCTTTCGACCACAGCAATGCGTAGTTCTGGTTCATCTCGGCCATGTTTTCGGCGAATATCTCTTGCAGCGGCGACAGCCGCCCGCCGGGCTTCTTCAGTTCCACAAACCACGTCTGGCCGTTTGGCAGACAGGCAATGCGGTCAGCCACGCCCCGCTGCGTCACGCTGCGGAACTTGTAGCTATACCCGCCCAGCGCCTTTACGCGCTTCACGAAGTGCGCTTCGATTTCTTTCTCGGTCATGGCGTCATCCTATGGGTGCAAACATTCTGTTGCAAGGGCCAAACAAAAAGAAACCCCCGGCGCAGTGAGGCACGCCGGGGGTTTCACAATCAACTGCGCTGGTTTGGGGTGCGCCGTTGACCGATGTCTATCACCTTACCGGGGGGAGTATCAATGTTTTCCACCATCCGGCGAAGGTCGGATTTCGAATAAGCCCGCGCAATCTCCGGTGCTGCGAAGATATGTCGCTTGGTGGTGAAGTCAGACGACGCCAGCCGCCCGCAGTCCAGCCAGCCGGCTTCCTTCAGCGCGTGCAGCAGCGCCGCCTGCGGCACCTTCACGCCCGCCGGAACCTTGCTGTCGGCGACCAAGAAGTCGCACAACTTGTGGAACGGCCCGCCGATGACGCCCAGCGAGAACGGCCCGACGCGCAGGCGCATCATGTCCACAAGGTAGCTCTCGGCTACACTCATGCCCTGCTCGACCATGTTCAGCTTCCACTCGGTCACCGGTGGCGCAGCAGCAGCGCCGAACGCTGACACATCGCGCAAATGCAGCCAGGCCGCGATCTTCTCGTAGCCGCCGGCCTTGTACCAATCCCACAGCGCGTCTGCCTCTGGCTTGGTCATCCGCGGTGCGCGTGACCACACGCAGAACCAGCGGCGATCTTGCGTTGGCAGCGTAATCGGCAGCGGGTCGTTCGTGAATGCCACCACCTGAACCCGGTTCAGCATCTCGTAGGGGTGCAGACCCTTACGGTTAATCGACAGCGTTTCCGGTGGCGCGGCAATGATCGGCTTGAGCTTGTTGGCCAACGCCCGGCGCTCCTTCGCCTCCGGTTCGCGCAGTTCGTTCAGGATCAGGACTTCAGCCTCCAGGTTGTAACCCCACTGGCTGTTGATCTCGCCCGTCTCGATGATCGACCGGTTGTGCTGGTGCTTGCCGCCGATGGCCCACAGGAACGGCGCCCACATGGTGTCCTTGCCGCTGCCTTCGTCACCGCCATGCAGCACCGCGTGGTTGATCTTGATGTTCGGATTCTGAACTTTATAGGCCATTACGTTCAGAATATGATCAAGTTCGGACGGCTCCTCGATCAGACTGCGGCAGTGGTCCAGCCACGGCGTGATCTGTGCGTCACTGACTGACAGCGTGGCGCTCATGTCGGGGCGGGCGTTGACCCAGCGGTTGCCATAGACCATCCCGTCACGCGCCACCAGCACGTCCTCGCCGGCGGCGTAGGTGATGCCGGTCAGCGCCTTGGCGCCAAACTCCTGCCGGCGTTCGTCGTAGTAGACCGACGCAGCCACTTGCCGCTTGCTGTTGTGGATCGACCGGCAATCGACGTGGCGGAACAGCGCGTTGAAGACGTGGCGCGGCACTTCCTGGCGCGTCACCATGTCAAAGTAGCTGTCGTCGGACTGCACGTAGGCGAAGCGGTCAAACCACTCGGTCTTGGTCAGCCGCCCGGCTTCCTTGCGCTCGACTTCCCTGACGGTGATGGCGGCCTGATCCGGGAACGCTTCGGTCGGCGAGATTTTCTCGGCCATCAGCCGCATCCGTTCGGCGATCAGTTCGTCCCGCAACCCGGGCGTCACGGTCGGGCCGCCGTTCTCCGACACCCACTGCAAGAACGTCGTGCTGGTCAGGTGCTGGCAGTGGCCGTGATAGCAGCAGTAGGAGCGATCCAGCGGCTTGTAGCGGCCCTCGATGCTGCCATCTGTATGTTCGGCATGGTTCGGGCAGACGACGCCGCACCAGCCCTCGTTGTTGACCCGCGACAGCACCATGCTGTTGTCGGACAGCCACGCCAGCACGTTGTCTTGGCCGGTGTCGCGTATCTTGATGCTTCGGATCTCGGCGGTGTCCGATTCGGGCGGCGCGACGCCCAGCGCCTGACACACGTCGTCCAGCGTGTATTCGCGGTCAGGGTGGAACTCGACCAGCCGCGCCTCGAAGTTGTTCCGCCCCCGCTTCAGGTTGACGCTGCCGGGGATGCGGCAGTTGCGGACGGCGTTGGTTGCGCCTGGGTCAGTGTAGCCCGCGTCGGCGATGGCGGTGATGGCCGCTGTGAAGTCTGCCTTGGACGGCTGCTCGTTGAAGGCGTAGCCCCACTGGAACGATCCTTCAGACGTTTCCATGATCCACGTCGGGGCCAGCGGCGGCGTCTTGGACTTGGTGCCGATGTCGTCCAGCATCATGAACAGAACATATTCGACGTTTTCGGACTTGGCCGATGGCTTGCCGTCAACGAAGCGGTCAACGATGAACGCCCCTGTGTTGACGTACCATGCGTCGCCCGGCTTGATGTTGGCCTTGGCCGGCAGGAACGACGGGAAGGTGGCCTTCGGCACCCCATCGCCGTGGTAGATCATCTCGCCGTTCACCAGCGTCGGCTTCTGCTTCAGCAGCAGCGCCGTCTCGCCCGTCTCGAACGCCAGCTTGCTGACGTATTCGATGAATTTAATGCGATCCTCACTCATCGCTCAATCTCCTGCATCTTCATCTGAAAACACTTCGCAGCTTTCTTCACACCCAGCGCCCACGTCGTAGTCAGAATCAAAAACTGCCGCTTCATCATGCGCCGGAACAAACGTATCTTTTTTACGCTCATACTCAGCAAACAAATCGTCAACGCTCAAACTTCCACGGAAAAAAGTGCGCCGGTACTCTGGCTCGATAGGGCGTTCTAAGGTTGCAGGGTCTTTCAAAAACTCAGGCCCAACACGCCCCCACATAGTTTCCATTCGCCGTGGAAAGTCGTAGTGTTCTGGGGTTTCGGAGATGATAGTCAGATGCTTACGCAGCGACTTTTTCCAACACCACTTACAGTTTCCTTGGTACCCCTTTAGACGCAGACGAAACGGTTGCGCCGCCCACCAAGTGTTAATCTGGGGCTTTGTCGTGGGGTGCGGTTTAATAAGCGGATATACGATGCGGCGTTTCGCAGCCGCCATCGACATCCGGTCAATTTCATCGGCACGTATACCAATGGCGAGGTCATATGACCCCAGCGCCCACCCGACCGACGCCGCGTAAGCCTCAATCGGCTTTTGTTTCAGATTGCGTGTGCAGTCCTTAAACTTATGGTTTGGTATGCCGTATTTACGGATACTACCCTCAAACGGCTCGCCGTTTCTGGCGGCGCTGGCGTAATTCACCACTTTAAAGCCGGCGGACTTACGCTGCCCGTGGTACTGAACCGCCTCAATCCATACAGTACCAAAACCAAAATGGTCATCACACTGGCGCACAAATTCCAATGTCGCTTCGTTTTCTTGCCCCGTGTTGGCGAACACGATCAGGATGTCGTCGTAACTATCCCGCCAATTTTTTAATATCCAATGCGTCATGAACGCCGACGTTTCACCGCCAGAAAAACTTATCAACAATCGCTTGCGATCCTCACTCATCGCTCAACCCTTTCCATAACGTTGCATGATAGCCACTTCCGCGTTCAGCGGCAGGCCAGCGGCCCAGTGCGGCGGTGTACACATGATCTTGACCAGCGCGGTGGCGGCGTCCTCGGCGGTGCTGGCGTCGGTCTCCAGCACAATTTCGTCGTGGACGTGCAGCACTACGTCGAACCCTTCTTCCTCCAACCGCCGCAGCGCGTGCCGCAGCAGATCGTTGGCGATGGCCTGTGTGATGTTTTCGCAGGCCAGACCGCGCCACAGGCGGGCGCGGGGCCATTCCTTTGCGTCGGCGGCGGGCTTCCACGCCGCTTTGGCGTAGGTGATGTTGCCTTCCTCATCAAAGCGGGCGAACGGGTAGCATAGCACACGGCCTGACGGCAGGGCATACCAAAGATGCTGCTTGTCGTACAAATAGGTCACGCGCCCGGCGCTGATCTCTTGGCCTGGGTGACGCATGGCGCCGGTGTACGCCCGCTCCAGCCCCGTCCAGTAGTTGACCGACCACGGGTTCGCCCGCCGCCAGCCGTCCACCATCTTGCGGCTGTCGCTCTCGGTCAGGACGACGTTGTAGATGCGGCCCATGCTGGCGAAGGCGCCCACGCCGCCGGCGAAGCCGCAGGCCAACTCCTGCACCTTCCCGATCTGGCGCTGGTCTTTGTCCACATCATCGTAGCGGACGTGGAATGTCGCGGCGGCGTTGTGCTTGTACACGTCCTCGCCGCGCGCGAAGATGCCCAACTTCTCCGCGCCGCTGTTGGTGTTCGACGCCCAGGGCGTCACCCGCGCCTCGATGGCGGCCCAGTCGGCCACCACCAGCCGCTTGCCTTCAGGGGCCATCAGCGCCGGGCGCAGCATCCCCTTCAGCACGTCCGTGATCCGGCGTCCAAACTGAGGCACGATCTTGTGCCCGCGCACCATCGCCTGCCGTGTTAGTGCCGGGTCGTCGGCGCATCGTCGTGGGAAATTGTGAACTTGTAAAGACATTGATGAAGCGCGGCCTGTAGCACTACCTCCAGCGAATACGAACGCTCCTCTAACTCGGCTATCCTCATCATCTGCAATCGCAGCCGCCCGCGCAAACTTTGCAACTGACGACGCCCAAAGGTCGTCTGCACATTGGATAACTTCAGCGACGACGGGCGGTACTTCATCGGGGTTTTCCTCTGCCAGAGCCAACAGATTGAAACGGACGTTCTTGTCGATTGATAGCTTGGGTTCGCCGTCCTTGTAAACCGTTGCCAGTTTGAGCGCCTGCGGCCCGACGCGATCCAGCACCCACGCCCGCATCTTGGGGCTGCGCACGGACTTGATCTCGCCGCCAGTGGCCTCCTCGACCGTCTGCTGGATGTCGGTGGACTCGGCGTCGGCGTACTGCACGGCGGCCAGCGCCAGCGGGCGATCCAGCAGCACACCGCGGTCGTTGATCCGTTCGTTGGTGTGGTAGTCGCGCAACTCATCAGCGGACAGCGGGCGCTGCGCTTGGCTGACGGCGCGCATGGCGCGCACATCGCTCTCGCAGTAGGCAACCATCTCAGCCATCAGGCCGGGGTCGTCGCGGAAGGTGCCGTCCGCCTGCGGGATCGACAACAGCCTGATCAATTGTGATCCGCGGTGATCTTTTTTCATGGACGCGCCAGCGAACCGGCCCACGTCCTCCAGGCTGCCCGGCGCGCAGTTGGCGCGGGCTTGCGCTGCGGTGCAGTAGAACTGCTCCAGCGCGTAGTCGATCTGTAGGACATACCAGAACACCAGCCGCTCGAACGCGGCGTTGTGCGCCCTGATCTGGCCGATGTGGTGACGCACGTCAGCGGGGAACGGCTGGTCAGGCGTCCACGTCCGCACCGCGTCATCGTCGAAGGCGTAGGACATACACAGCACGTCGGTGCTGGCGTCCTGCGCGTAGTTGTAGACGCCCTTGGCCGGCAAGTCACAGCGGCTGCGCGTCTCGAAATCGAGCCATAGGATGGTCATGGATGCCTCACTTCATCCGCTACTAGCCGGGGCGGCCCAATCCGCCCCGGCGTTCGCTGCCCAGTTTACGAACGGCGCCGGCGGCGCGGTGCGTCTTCAGCCGGGGCTTCCGCTTCCCCAGCGTCTTCCTCCGCCGGGGCCGCGTCCATGCCCGACCACTTCACGATGTCAAACACCGGCGTGAAGATGCGGCCATAGCTCTTGTGCTGGTAGTGTTCCTTCTTGAGGCGCACCACCGGCACGGGCTTGTCCTGGTCTTTATCGACCTGTTCAGCGATGGCCACGGCCAAGCCCTGCACGGCGCGCTTACCGCCCACGCTGGTCACGCTGTAGCGCACCTGAAGGCCTTCGTCCTCGCCGTTCGTGCAGGCCAGCGTCATGCCGATCTGCATTTCCCAGCCGCGCTTGGCGGACGGAGGCGCGGGGTCAAGTTCCGGCAGCGGTTCAGAGACGCTGACCATCTTCTCGGCCAGCACTTCGCCGTCGCCCCAAGCGATGTAGCCGTGGACGAACGAGAACGGGTTGACCGCCCACAGGCTGTCGTCCTCGACCTCAGTCTGATCGGCACCAAACACCCAGTGGCCGGTCTTGTCCATCTTAAGGATGGCCATACCGCCAGCACCAGCCGACGATTCGATGGAGCGCAGCGCGGACGCCAGAGACTTAACAGACGGCAGATTGGAGCCGCCAAACTTGGAGAGTTCATTCGACATTATCGTGTTCCCTTACTGGATTTTGGCCATCGCTTTTTTCAACGTGTGGCCGATTTGCAACACCGCGGGCCGGGGGTCATTCCCCGGTGCCAGAGTGCTACCACTGGAGACGGCGACCACCAGGTCAGCCGGCAATTCGATCTTCATCTTCTTAAGTGCCTTGTCGGCCACCGCTGGCGTGATCGCCTTCGGTTCGGCCCAGGCTTCGACGCCCGCGCTCGACAGGAACGCCACAGCCTTGTCTTCGTCGGCCCACTGGCGGGTCGCCCGTTTCGGCACCAGCTTCCAGTCGCCCACCGGCTTGCCTTCGGTCAGCATCTGTTCCGCCAGCGCCCGCAGGCCAGAGATGAAATCTTCTACCAGCGGCACCTGATCCAGATAATGCGCGATCTGATCCACCGGCAGTGCGTCCAGCTTGGTCGCCAGCAGGCGATCCACAGCGCCGGTCATCACCGGGCAGACAGGCTTGGCAGCGCACCATTTGCAGTGGTCGCCGGCCTTCAGCGGTGCGTCAGGCTTCAGCGCGCGTGTGACGGCGGCCTTCAGGTCAGCCTCGAACGCCTTGATGCGTTCGACCGTCGTCACCCACCGCTTGACGCTGGGCGGCTGCACGATGATCAGTTCGACTTCCTCTACACCCTCGAACACCCACTTCGTGGCGTCCGTCCGCATGGCGGCGGCGGCGTAGAACATCAGTTGCGCGTTTTCCTCAGCGCCGACAGGTATTCCGTCACCGAATTTCCAATCCAGCACAACAGCGCGCCAGCCAATGCGGCCCAGAAAATCAGTACTACCAAAAACGTCAGGCAGATAATCACCAAACCCCACCCGGCTTTCGACA